GGTGCATTGTCGATAAATTCAGTAATAACATTATCTAACATAGTGATTAAATCAGCTACCAAGGTTGTATCTTCCCACTCGTCATACTTTTCTAAATTAACACTAGACAAACAACACACAGCGGTTCTATCGTTGGATGTAGGTAAATGTATTTCATTGCATAAGTTTGAACCTTTGATTTCAAGTCCTTTCTCCTTTAATGGTTTTGGTAGGTGTCTATTAGCTTCGTCAATAAAGTTAAGGTAAGGCTCTCCAGTTCTAAAACGGACTTCGATAAGTCTTTCCCAAAGTTCCCTTGCTTTGATAGTATCCTTGACTTTACCATCGTTAGGATCAACCAAAGACCACTTGCGATTGTTAATGACACAATCCATAAAGTCATCAGTAATATTAACAGCGTTATTGATGTTAAAGCACTTACGGTTTGCATCACCCCCTGTCGGCATTCTAATGTTAATGAATTCCATAATGTCTGGATGTGAGATATTAGTGTATGCGGCATAACTTCCTTTTCTTGTTTGTCCTTGTTTATAAGCTGTCATTGCTGAGTCAGCTACTTTAATGAATGGTATTGGTCCTGGTGCTTTATCACTAACAGGTCTAACGTCTCCCCAATGACCACCTACACCACCACCTTTAACAGATAGCCACGCTAATTCAGCCTGGTGTTCAATTAAGCCCTCCAATGTATCAGGAATGTAAGACATAAAGCAACTAATAGGTAATCCATTTGCTTTATCGCCTGGTGCTGGTGCATTACTAAGGATCGGTGAGGAAAACATAAACCAGCCATTACTAACTGCATCATATAACCTCTGTGCTAAACCTAAGTCACCTCCAGAATAAGCCACACAAGCTCTTGCGTATGCTTCTTGGGGTGATTGTTCGTCTCCTTTAAGATAATACCCTTTAACAAGCTCCTGTGCCTGCTCGGACATATTCTTATCCCTTGTTCTATCAATTTGAATACCTAAATACTCTTTTATCATAATTTGTTTCCCTTAAAAATGCTCAATGTAAGATACTATTATAGCCAAAACTATCCAAATGTCAAGTGGATTTATCCAAAAATTCCTCTTTTTTTTCAATTAATTTTTCACTGAATTTATCGAGGATATCTTTAGGTTCAATCTCCAGAATGTCACAGAGGAGACACTCATCGTATCCCTCAGCCATAATTCTTTCTTTAAGTTCATCAATTGTTAGCATTTTTTTAGTTCCTTGATATCAGATAAAGAGAAAATCTTAATTTCATTCTTTATACACCATTCACGATAAGTGATTTTACCGCCTTTTCGCGTCTTTTTATCTGGGTTAGGCATAAGGAATACCAATTGTTTACCCTCATCTTTCATTTTGTTAGCAATAGCCTTGTATTTTTGTGTATCACCAGTCCTAAAAAATCCTTTGACTTCAATATATTTATTACCTTTAACGAAATCTGGTGTATAATTCCTATGAACTACATAAGGGAACTGCATTGGCTCATATTCCCATTCGTCTCCCAGTAGTTGATGACATTCTTTTTCTAATTTACTCCTATATTTAATCATTATTGTCCTCCATTGTAAAAAACTCTTTAATCTCTTGACTTACCACTCTACCATCGTTATCAACTTCGATAACCTTAGGCTCTTTAACTACTTCCACAAGGTATCTAGGGCCTGTAGAGTAAATAAAGGTTCTCATATTTTTCCAACAGTGCTTCTTATATGAGCAATAAGAGCAACCAGTAGGAAGCTTCATATTACCTGATTTACCATCAGGAATAGGCTCATAGCACTTCTCAGGTGGTTCTTCTTGTTTAATCATCTCTTTTACTGATACGATACGCTCTCTAATCGTCTCATTGTTTAATTTCTCATGATGTTCTGAGTCATTATCATTCATATCATACTGTAAGACTGTAAGATTGCCTAATGTTTTATCCATAACTAACCAACCAAACTTAGTATCACCGTCAGCTTCGGCATATCCTTTGATTTGATCTACATATCCGAAAGGGTCGTTATCGATTAAACTCCCATCCTTGAATTTCTTAAAGCTAAACGTTGAAGCACTCTTGACATCCACTAGGACACCATCAATCTTACAGTCCATAGAGCCACTAATGCCCTCTACTGATACCCTGGCTTGCTCATGTGTCACCTTATGACCTGATAGCTTAACCAAAGACAATAACATCTCTTCGATGAGATGACCATAAAGGAACTTAATTCTGGTTGAAGCTGTCAATGGCTCTCCCTCGTATCCTTTAGTCAAATACCACAGTTGTCTATCTTTCTTACCAATGTTTGACATACGTAAATTATTGCCACCTCTATATTCTTTTAGGTTCTGCCTAAGAATATTCTTCATGTTCTCTCCAAACGTGTTGATTATGGCTTCTTGATCTACATATTCGGACACTTCTTTTGTATCCATGAGCTGATAAACATCAGCAACTAAATCTTTAATTTTCTTCATTTTTCTTACTCCTTATTATTAGTGGGTTAATCCCCAGTGATGACCTATCTTATATTCCGCATCCATAGGACACTTCATTTGATAGTATTCACCTGCTTCTTTAAAAGCTTCTACTGCCATTCTTCCGAATTCATCTTCGTATCCTATAGCTACCTCTACCTGCATCTCATCGTGTATGTTTAAGACGTGATGATAATTGATGTGATTAACTTTGTCCTCAAGTATAACTAAAGCACGCTTCATAACTAAAGCACCTGCTGATTGTAATAGGTAATTCAATGCCTTATACTGTTGATCTACAATTATTTTTCTACCGTTAAGCCCTGTAATCCAACCCTTAGCAGCAACTCGCTTAACTTCTGATCGTAGATTTTCAAATGATGGCATGTTATCGAAGAAATTTCTTTTAATTCCTCTAGCTTCCTTTGATGTTCTTCCAATAGTTTTGCCGAGCTTATCGTCTCCTGCGCCGTAAATAAGTGCAAAGATGAAAGCTTTCGCTGTATCTCTTGATTTAAGTCCTGTTGCCACTTGATTTGCTCTGTGTATATCTCCATAAGTTATCTCCTCTATATATTTATCATCATCCATATAGTGTGCCAGCATACGCAATTCCAAAGATTTTGCATCTATTCCCACTAAATTATATCCTTCGCTAGCCTTAAAGCATTTGCGTATCTTGTAATCTTTAGGCACACCTGCTAAATTAGGCTTGCTGTGGCTCATACGACCAGTAGCACTGCCATTAGCATCGATAGTCTCATGAATACGACCGTCTTTACCTATGCTTTCAATAATTTTATCTAAATCTCTAACTTTTGACTCTAAAGATTTGTATTTCTTAGAGTTCTTATTGATTTTAAGCATCTCTTCTCTCATATGTGCTGACGCTAAAACTCCCGCGAGTTCATCGAATAGCACACCCCTTGATGTCATAACATCCATTATCTCTTTAACTTTATTTTCCACAGCTAACCTTGGAATTTAGTAGGTATGATGCTAATCCTACTATATTCTTTACATTATCCTTTAGATGACCTAGGGCAATATTACAGTTATTGCATAAGATACCCCTTACTTCGTTGCTATCATGACAATGGTCAACCATTGCTTTAGCTCTGGTATCATTCTCATCCTTAGGTTTAGCACAAGATCTAACCTCTTTGCCACAATTAGCACACTTATGACCTTGTTTATCCATAAGATTATTATAATCAGCCAAAGTCATATTATATTCACGCTTTAATTTGTTAATATAAGCTTCTTCTGCTGTATTGCAAGTCTTTCCGTGACACTCTTTGCAGTGTCCCCTTAGCTCAACTGATCCGTTTGGTTTTCTGTAGAATTGATCTAATGGTTTAACTTGATTGCATATGTTGCATGTTTTCTTTGAATTTATTGTATTTTCTTTACACATGTTTTTCTCCTTTTATTATAAGTGTGCTTTTTTTCTTAGCACCTACATATATTATATACCACTTTTTTGCAATTGCAAGCTTTTAAAACGGTATTTCTGGTGTATTTGCCTTTCTTTTTCGCTTAATTACTGGTTTATTGGCAGTCAAACCAACTTCCTTAAGCCTACCAGTCTGATTATTGTATCTTAACTTACCAGCTTCACCAGTGATACCACTAAATCTATTCTTTAGTATTCTCAAAGTAGTAGTATTGCGTTCTTCTTCGGTCTTAGCCTGTTGGTTTCTCTCCAGACCAATACAAATGTCGCTTAATTGAGCAATAGCGGCACTACCTCTTAATTGACCTAATTCAGTCTGTCCTCCGTTCTCATGAGCCTTACCTGCTGGACGCTTTAGGTGCGATATTAAGAATATACCTACGTTTAATTCTTGACATATAGTGGCTAACTTAGTCATAATACTATCGATTAACTTACGTTCGTCCTTATCACTATCACCAGCTGATACTACGATTGACAAGTGATCCAATACTATCCATTTGCAATCAAAAGACTTAGCATAGACTCTAATGGTATTAAGTAAACTATCGTCATTCATTGAACCGAAGTGGTCATAGAAGTATACATTCTTACTGCCTACTGCTGTTTCCCATAGTGCTTTCTTCTCTTCATCATCAATTAATTCTTCATATTCAGGGATATGTATAGGCATATTAGCTTCGATACCCATAAGCCCCTTAACTGAACGCTCTACGTTCTCCTCAAGATGGATAAGAGCCAAAGCATCATCCGTGTTATTAAGGATATACGCTTCTAATTCCTTAATGATACTTGATTTACCCATACCTGAGCCAGAAGTAATAGTCACCAGTTCGCCTTGTCTAAACCCATAAGTAGCTTTATTTAAGCCCTCCCATGGATATGGCACAGATACAACAGGGTCTTTATTAATCATATCCCAAGTGTCTTCACCTCTCACAATGCCTGCTGGTGTGTAGCCTTTAGCATTCCACCATTTATCCGTGAATTCCTTTATTTTACCTGCTTCCAGCATATCACCTGCGTCTTTCATAGGTAGCTTACATATCCTAAGCTTATTAGGCGATATAATGTCTCTCACGTCCTCTAATGCTTTATTACCTGGCTCATCATTGTCGAAACATAAGACTACTTGGTCAAAACTTTCGATATAATCAAGATTTTCTTTAATATCTTTTGTTGCACCCTGTGCACCATTCTTTAGTGATACTACAGCCCACTTACCACCGAACATCTCGGAGACTGCCAAAGCATCTACTTCACCCTCTGTGATAGTTAGGTATCTTCCGCCCTCTGCGAACACTTGCTGTCCGAATAGACCAGCTCCTTTGTTTGTGCCATTGAATGTGAAATCTTTGTTATCTACATCTCTTTCTTTGTAGCCTAGCAAGTCTCCAGTCTTAGCATGATAGTAGGGATAGAAGTGCTTATTGACCTCCCCATCCTTACCTTTTGATACACGGACACCGAACTTCTCCGCTATTTTCTTTGAGATGTTTCTTTCAGGCAATGCGCCTATGAAACCCTTAGACTTTACTTTCTTAGTTGTCATAATTTTCTCCTTAGTTGTATTTGTGTTATTATTTGATCCGTCAGTAGGCGGTTCCCAATGACCACAGCCAAAACAATAGCCATGACCATCAGAATACCTACTTAGGTTATCCTTAGAGCCACACTCAGGGCATGACTCATGGTGAGTAAATTCAGACATTA